TTGCAATACTACCAAGCCCTGTATTATTCACTATTCTTTACATTGCAATTTGGTTGTTGTTTGGAGTTTGGGGGGCGATAGTATTTTCTTCGATTTGTGTTCTGACATACATTTATTTGATTATTAGTAACTTGGTTAAAACCAATTAAAAGACTTGACAAAAAACAAAAAAAGTAGATAATAGATAGATGAAATGCACTATTTGTGGTGGAGAAATTAAAGAAGAAGAAGAAACTTTATCCGCTAACATTACCCATAGTTGCGAAGCACAAAGGTCGTAATTACTAATTAACTATAAATTAAATATGAAATATACCCCAGAGCAAATAAAGGATATTGAAGAAAGAGAAGCAAAAGGCATTGCTTTCTTGAAAGAACTTGAACTTACCCCTGCCTCTTATGTAATCCCAGCAAATCTAGGACAAGATGTTTTTGGTTTGCAAGTAAAAGGATTTCTACAAGATACCAAATATGCCAAAAAAGAAGAGCCAAAGGTCGTAGATGCAGAAGTAGTAAGCCCAGTTCAATCAAATGACCTCCCTAATAAAGAGAATTAAGACACTTTGGAAGTTGAGCCAGTTAGAAATAACTGAAACTGAAAAAGGGATAAATATAGATTATATCCCAAAAGTTTCTGCTGAAAAACCGAAGATGGCTCAAATCATTAAAAGAAATAATCCTGTCCAAGACTTCTTGGAAAAAACAAAAGAATGACATTCAAACCATTTGGAAACAATATACTTATAAACCCAAAAGATAAAGGGAAAATAATAGGCGAAACTGCTACTAAATACCTTTATGGAGAAGTATTAGAGGTAGGAGATGAAGTAAAGAAGATTAAAAAGGGCGACACGATAGGATTTACACTTTGGGGATTGACAGAATTAGTAGAAGATAATGGTGTCAAGCATTACTTTATTCAGGAAAACAGCGACTTCCTGCTTGGTATTCAAGTTAAAGACTAAACTGTAAATAGACAATTATGGCATTTATAAAAGGATACAAACAATCAGAAGAGCAAAGAAAAAAGATTGGTATATCTAATAGTGGTAAAATAAGAAGTGAAGAGGTCAAAAAAAGAATTTCTGAAACTCACTTAAAGAATCAACATCTTTATAAAATAGGTCATAGATTTAAAAAAGGAGGTATTTCACCTACATTAGGAAAAACTTGGAAAGCAAAAGGTAGAGAAAATCTTCCTCATAGTAGTAGTAAAGAATACAAAAGAGATACTTTTTTAAAATCATTCTATGGAATTAGCCTTGCAGATTACAATTTAATGTTAGAAAACCAACAGTCTAGTTGTTTAATTTGTAATGATAAAAAAACACAAAAAGGGTTAGTTGTAGACCATAATCATACTACTGGGAAAGTTAGAGGGTTATTGTGTTACAAATGTAATCTTGCGTTAGGTCTTTTAAGAGAAAATGAAGAAATTATACTTTCCTTATTAAACTATCTAAAATTAAAAAATGAAAACGAAGCATAATTTCTGGCAAAACTCAAAGTGTATAGGGCAGTACCTTCATCGCTTTGAAATAAAAGAAGAATATCCCGAAGGAGTAAAAGAGGTATGCTCTATCTGTGGAATGTCAAAGTTTTTTCGGATTATAGATGGAAAAGTTAATAACAGTGAGTATATGAGTTATCATTTACGCCAAAGTTTGCCACCCTTCCACCCCTATTATTACCACGAAAGAGAGTTCAATCCATTAAAAAGTGAAATAATAAGCCCTTATTTATAAAAATAGAATGTCTAATATAATCTCAAAACAGGAATATATAGAGGGTATGATGTCAGGAATACATCAAGTATCTGAACTTATCCGTCCTACTTATGGAGGAGGAGGTTCAAATGTAATCATAGAAAGCAAACTACCACCCTATCATCAAGTAGTAAATGACTGTGAAACCATAATCCAAGCAGTAAAAGTAGATGGTAAAGCTGAAAAAATAGCAGTAGATTTTCTTAAAGAAATATCAGGCAAGCAAGATAAACTACTAGGAAATGGTAGGAAGACTACTATTTTAATGGTTGATAAACTCTTACAAGAGGGTATTAAATACGAAGGCGACAAAAATCAACTTAAAAGAGAACTTGACGCCTTAATTCCTGTTATAGAAAGTGAAATAGACAAGCAAACTAAACAAATCACAGTAGATGAAGTAGAAAGTGTTGCTACTACTGCTAGTGAAAACCCTGAAATAGGCAAGCTATTGCAAGAGATTTATCAAAAGATAGGTAAAAATGGAATAATCCAACCAGAGGGAAGTGGCACTTACGACACCTCTTATCGCTTTATAGATGGAGTTAGATTTGATATGACAGGTTATCTGTCTCCTGCTTTTGCTAATCATAGCAACGAAACCATACACGAAAAACCTCTAATCTTAGTAACAAAAAAGAAAATAACTACCGATGAAGACATAAACCCTATCTTAAAAGAGATTATGTTCTCTAATGAGCCACGACCTCTTATAATTTTTACAAATGATATGGATAGTGGTGTAGCTTCAATGTTAGTAGACCTGCACAAGGGGGGAAAAATGAAAATATGTATTATTAAAGCACCTATTTTATGGACTAATTATATATTTGAGGATTTTGCTAAATGTGTAGGAGCAACTATTGTGGAAGATGCAACAGGACTTAATTTAAGGAAGTTACCCTTGTCAGCATTAGGTACTTGTGATAAAATAACAGTAGACTCGGAAGAAACTATTATAAATCCTTCTGTTGATTTTTCTGAACACATAAACTCTTTGATAAGTAAAGGAGATGATGACAGTAAATTAAGAGTAAGCTGGCTCACTACAAAGACAGCAATACTAAAACTCGGAGCTAATAGTGAAACTGATTTATCTCTTAAAAGACTTAAAACTCACGATGGAATAAGAAGCTCTGAACTTGCTTTGAAATACGGAGTAGTTAAAGGAGGAGGTATTTGTTTAGAAAAAGTAGCTGAAACCTTACCTAATACTGATGCTGGAAACTTATTAAGAGAAACATTAAAATACCCTCGTTCAGTTCAAGTATTTAATGCTAAAACACTAGAAGTTCCTGAAAACATAGTAGATGCCTCAATGGTAATAAAGAAAGCAGTTAGACACGCCATTGGTATAGCTTCAACCATTCTTACAGCTTCTAGTTTGGTATATATCCCTGACAAAACACCATTAGAAATGCAATATGAGATAACAACCCAACAACACAATGCTTTTCAATAAAATAATACAAAAATGCACTTCTTGCAGAAAATATAAGTTTTTTGTAAGAAATAGAAAGTTTTATCAACCTAAATTACACACAGTAATAACCCCAAAAGAGCCGATTTGTGGAAAGTGTGTTAAACTATTAAAAGAATTATGAAAGATAAACTAAAAAAAGACGACCAAATAATGAAGATACTAAATGTATCAGAAGTTAGGCGTTATATTTGTGGAACAGACAAAGGTATATTAGAACTCTTAATAAGAAAAGGGCAAAACTCTTATCATTTAACATTAGATAGCGTTCCCCTAGATAAAGAAACTAACAAAGAGCTTATGGACTTATTGTTTCCCGTGAAACAACTAGAAGTGCCACAAGTGAATAAATATACTGATAGCGGAGAAATAGATGTAAAGAAACTTATCCCTCTTACACCAGCAGTAGCCCCTAAAAAGAAAGGAGGTCGCCCTAAGAAAACAAAATGAAAACACTAATTTTAACAATAGGAATAATAATAGGATTTGCTCTAAGTTTAGCTTTTAATACTTATGGCTCTTATATCAACCTAATCCAAGTACCAGAATACATAAATGGCTATAAGACACTTGATTTATTAAACTACCTATCAGAACTCAAAGCACAAAAAGACGCTAATGAATTAAAACCTATACCAACCTCTACTAAGATAAAGAAAATAGAAAAGACTAAGGAAGTTAAAGGTATTATGAGTGCAGAGATATTATTGGAATATGAAAGACCCTAATCCAAATGGAGCAAATCAATATCAATTAGACCCAAGACAGAAATTATGTTGGGATAATTATATAAATCCAAAGAGTGAAACCTTTGGTAATGCTACTCAATCTGCATTAAAAACAGGTTATACCCAAGCATACGCAGACCAGATAACTACAACTGATTGGTTCGTAGGAAGACTATGGGTATTAAACTCTGTAAATGAGAGTGAAAAAGTATTCAAAGAGATATTAGAAACAAATCATAAAGACCTAGAAACAGGTAAAGTAGATAGTGGTGTATTAAGAATTAAAGCTGATATAGCAAAGTTCTTAGCAAGTACAAAAGGAAAGGATGAGGGATATTCCACTAGGACAGAAACAGACTTAACTTCAAAAGGAGAAAAGGTTAGTCTAAATACAGATGACCTTGAAGCTATTAAATCATTTAATGAATGGCACAAGAAACAAACCTCACAAAAGAAGAGCGACAAATAGAAGTATTAAAAGCAGGGAGTATTTATGCGTGGGTAGAGTTTGAACATCTTAAAACAGAAACAGGAAAAGAATTAGACTTTTACGAGCACAGATATTTACACGCTATTTATGGAGATGATAGTCCTCTACTGTGTTGCATTAAAGCAGGACAGATAGGTTTTTCTACTTGTGCTATTTTTAAGACTACTCATTTGGTAAAGAATAAACATTTAGATGTTGGATATATATTACCAACAGTAGAAATGGTGCAGAAGTTTGTAGGTTCAAAAGTAAATCGTATAGCTCAACAAAACCCTTCTATTCAAAAGTTAATGAAAGACAAAGACTCTATCTCTCAAAAACAAATAGGAGAGAACTATATCTTTTATCTTGGAGCTATGACAGATAGAAGTGCTATAATGCTTTCTCTTGATATGCTTGTAGCTGATGAGTATGATAAAGCTCCACAAGAGATATTAGAGATTTATGACTCACGCTTACAACACTCAAAGTATGGATACAAGTGGGTATTTTCTAACCCAACTATTCCTGATTTTGGAGTAAGTAGATTTTGGGATATTAGTGATAAAAAGATTTGGCATGTAAAACATTCTTGTGGAGAAATATATCCACTAGATGAAAGCTGTATAGATTATAATGCAGAGATATATCGTTGCCCTAAGTGTAAAGGAGAGATATTGGATGAAGAAAGAAGAATGGGGGAATGGATAGCCACAGCAAATGGTAAGTGGAGTGGTTATTGGATACCTCTTTGGATAGCACCTCATATGAGTGCAAGTAAGATAGCAGAATATAAACGAACAAAAAGTAAAGAATATTTTTATAACTTTGTTGCTGGTCTTCCTTACATAAACTCAACTAATATGCTTACCCAACAGATATTAGAGAGTAATTTAATAAATAAAGAGAATACACAAGAAGATAGAATAATAATAGGAGTAGACACAGGGCATAATATTCATTATACATTAGCAAACAAAGATGGGATATTTCATTATGGATATTGTCCTAGTATTGCCGAAGCTCCTGAACGAGGCAAAGATTATGACCCTTATGATGAGCTAGATAAGTTTATGCAACGCTTCCCTAGAAGTATAATGATTGCAGACCAAGGAGGAGATTTAATAGGTATAAGAAAACTACAAGCCAAATATAGAGGTAGAGTATTCCTATGCTGGTTTACAAAAGAAACTAAAAATCAACAGCTTATTAGATGGGGAGAGAATGATGAAGATGGTAAAGTGCTAGCCGATAGAAATAGACTTATTCAATTAGTGGTAGATGAGATGAAAGAAAATAGAACTCCTATCTATGGAACATTAGAAGATTGGCAGTCTTGGTTTAATCACGCATTAAATATTTATAGGGTTAAAGAGATAATAGGAGAAGAAACAGACCCTCAATATGGTTGGAGATGGGTTTGGAAAAGAAAAGGAGCAGACCATTGGTTTCTATCTTATTGTTATGCTAGAATAGGGTTAGCAAGATTTTCCCAAGACTTAGCTCAAATCATTACTAAAACTAGCCCATTGCAAGGAGTAGAGAGAGCAGGAAACTTTGTTATTAAAACTGTGCCTAATAATCCTATGGGAATGTATGAACAAATAGAGATATGAAAGATACTACTATAATCTTACAAGGGAAGACAGCTAAAATGTGGGCTATGATGAACGCCCTTGAAGCTCTTGGAGTATTTGATGTAATTTATGGAAGTGTTAAGATAGATTTTGACGGACAAGGAAAGATAAGTAATGTTAAAATAGAGAAAAACTATCGTGGAATAGAGTAAATAGTTTTCCACAGTTGACATTTATTTTATGCTTGATATACTTTAATCATTAAAAGAGCTTCACCTAACCAATAGGCAGGCGACCGCAAGGTCTCTGTCTTTTTTAATTTATATGGCGAATTATAAAACAGGAGCACAAAGATATAACGATAGAATGGATAAGATTTTTGCACATTCAAAAGAGCTTAATGAAAAGTATCACGGGAAAGATTCTTTCGGAACACAAAAGTCCAAATCCAAAGCCCTATCAAAAGGCAGTATAGACAAGCACGAAGTAAAAGGTATTAGAAAAGCATTAACTAATGCAATGAAAGACTAATGGAAAAAGATTCTTTTCAATTAAACATTGATGGAGTAACAGATTTAGTAAATACTGGAACTAATAAAGTTGGAGATAATTTGAACGAACAGGAAGGAGTAGTTTCAGACGAAATAGATTACTTAGATTTACCTATGTCAGACGAGGAACTTATAACTCTCAAAAAAGGTTGGGAGAATGTCTATGCACCTTATGAGGGTAAACTATCCCCTAGACAGAAACAAAATAAAGCATATCTTTCAGGCACACAGAAACAGAGTTGGTCTGTATTAAATAATAAAACAGTTCCATCTAATTTGCTTTTTGAAGCAACAGCTACATTTGTTCCCCAAGCCCTAGCCAAGAACCCAGAACCTGTGGTCTTTTCAGACAATACAGAGGAAGGTAAAAAATCCTCTAATGATATAAAGACAGTGCTTCAATTTTTGGCTATGACTTTGGGTTTGAGAAACAAACTACGCTTAATGGTTTGGCATTGGTCTACTTACTTTACAGCAGTAATGAAATATGGTTGGGATAAAGAAACTAATCAGATAAGTTGTGAGGTTAGAAAGCCACAGAACTTCTTACTAGACCCTGATGGATATGTAGATGAGTTCGGAGATTTCAAAGGTTGGCTTGGAGAAAGAATACAAAGCACAGCACAGGAACTCATTGACCTATTTCCTAGTGCAAAAGACGCACTAGAATCTGATACTAAAACGGGAACACAGGTAGTCCGAACAGAATGGTGGACAGATAAATACTCTTTTACTACTTATAAAGACAAAGTCTTAGAGAAACATAATAACGAGTTCTTTAACTATCAAGAAGACT